AGTGTTTCTATTGGTAACCAGCAGCTAGGCTTAAATGCTGAGGCTATGGCTCAAGGTGTTCAGGCGGAACAAGACGCCTTGGATGAAGCTTTTATACAATACAATTTTGAGCAGCAAAATAATCTATCTGCTTTAAAACAAGCGTATGTTGAAGGAAGTATTCAAAAACAAGAGGAAGGTGTTAAATTAGTTGGTATTAAAAATAACCAAACATTTGGACAATTAACCATACAAAATACTGTTGATCAGTTGTTGTCTCAAAATGCTTTAAAGCAAGAAACAGAAATGGTTAACAACTTAGTTTCGGAAGGTCAAATCCAACTGAGACAAGCTGGTAAATCATCTGCTAGAGCCCAACAATCTAATAAAGCAGCTCTGCATCGTAGCCTTATGGCATTGGAATCAGAGCTATCTGGTAAGAAAAAACAAGCTGCTATTCAACTTGCACAACTTAACGTTGACGCAACACTGTCTGAAATTGGTGTTGGTATTAATTTTGCAAAAATTGATAATGCAATTAAAAATGCTGAAGCAACTGCAGAAACTAATTTAAAAGTTTTAGATGCTAATTTAGAAAGCCAAACAAAAACAACTTTAAATAACATCAAACAGATTGAATTAGAAAAACAGTTTGCTGATATAAACACTACTGCAAACATCATGCTGCTGCCAGAGCAACTACCATATGATCCTGTTCCGGTTGTACCTCCTGAACAAATCTTTGTTGATTCAATGAAGGCTGAGCCTGGGTTTGTACCACCGCCGGTGATGCAAAGCGTTTGGGCACCTGTAATTGGTGGAATCAGTCAAGCTGCTAATGCTATGGCAAATCCTGCTTTCTATGGCAGCAGCGGCGGAACCAGCATTCCTAAACTCTAAAAAAATAATTTTTACAGATAAATTATGGCACGTATCCGATATAACCCTACTGCACGTAGTAGAGGATTTAGACCGCAACAACTAAGTACAGCTGGCATTGACCGGATGCGTGAAGATAGCAACCGGCTAATCCAAGGCATGGAAAGGCACCGCCGTGCTGAAAAAGCTGAAAGAGATAAAGTCCTCCAAGCAATGGGGGAAAACTTTAAAAATGAAGAAGAGCAGATTCTTAAAAACAATCAGATTGAACTTCAAAATCTAACAAACCAAGCTAATCAAAAGCTTGCTAACATCCAAAGTGAGATTAAACAGTCTCAACAGGATACAAAAGACATGCAGACTATTTTAGGTGCTGTCTCATCTTTCAGTAACACTGCAGCTAAAGCCGCTGCACAACGCACTGCTGATATGATGAGGGACCAAAATGCTAAAGGTCTGAGTGCTCCGATTCAAAGTATTCCACTAAAAGACGTTGAAGATCGCGCTGCTGCTGAGGCTGCTCAGGTTAATGGTGCCATCCAGCTTGATACAAAAACTCAAGCTGATGGTGTTTTAAATAATGAACCACCTGCCCAAACTTTTAAAGGTTATGTAGCTAACCATGGTTTTAAAGGTTATGCAGCTAAGGCAAATGATAACAAAACAGCTAAGGATCTATATGACAGGCTTTTAACCAGCCGCCTTAAAGATTCAGAAAAGGTTTATACTGCTGCTGATGGTCGGGAGTTTACCGGCATGGAGGCTTTAAGTGATGGCGAATTGATGCGTCAGCTACATCAGCAGACTCTTAAGGATGTAGATATTTTCATGGGATTTACAGATCCTTTGTATCTTGCTGCTGCTAGAAAATCTATTTATGAAAGCAATGCCGTTCAGGTTGCCCAAGCTGATAAAGCTTCTATTGATAGAAGTAAAGCTGTTATGCGTCAGCAGGCTAATGATTCTGCTAATGATGGTACAATAACGGGTGTTACTATGGGCTTTGCTCGTATGCAACGGGCTGATGGAAATGCTGCTGCCCATGACTGGTATGTAAAAAATGTAATTGGCAATCCTAATATTTCAGAAGAAGTGGCTGATAAGCTTGACCCTTTAAATACGGGTAAACCTTATAGTCAAGAGTGGCCTACTCGTTATGCTGAAGGTATTAAAATTCGCAACGCTGCAATTGTTAAAAAACAAAACGCTGATGATGCTCTTTTAAAAGCTAAAGATAGGCAATGGCTAATTGCTAATATTGATGCAATTCGACAAGCATATAATGAGGATCCAGTGCAAGCGGCTGTGTTTATTAAGCAGCGTTATAATACTTTAAGGATACCTGTACCTTCTGAAATTACTAGGATTGAACGTGAGGCTATTAAACGTAATAAAGATATTGTAGAAAATACAATTAACCAGAAAATTAGGTTTGGTAACCTTGACCTTACCTTTGTTAACAGTATTGCTGATCCTGCGTTGCAAAAGCAAGCTCGTACAGCCTTTGAGCAGCAAGAACTCACTAAATATGGAGACGAAGCGTTAGGTATTAAAAAGGGTTTCAAAGCTACGGCTAGAGCCCTCACTAAGATTAACCCTAACGAAGAACAAGGTAGTGCTCAAACATTTTTGGTGCAGGCGCGTCTTGAGAGTGAATATCTTAAACAACTTAAACTAACTAATGACCCACTCAAAGCACTTGAAAACGTTAACAAAATGGTTGACGATGCTGCCGCTGGTGATAAGTCCAGTCCTTTTTACATGGACCCCGGTCTAGGCGATAACAACCGTCCAGTGTTTCCTAACATCGAATCTTCTGATAGAGAAGTGACGGAAATGAACAACTACATTGATAAACAGATTATTAAATCTGGTGTAGCTGTTGTCGACAAACCGTTTGCTTTGGCTAGTACTGATCAAATGGATGCTACTTACACATCTGCTATTGCAGGTGTTGCCAAATACCCTGATGGTATTCTTAGAGTTGCTAATCAATTTAATCTTAAGCCAAGTGAAGTTTACAATGCACATCGTATTGCAAACAACGCTGCAACTGGGGCTAACAAACCACTACTTACACCATCTCCAGCATCCGTACTAATTGACGAATCATCACCAAAAATGCGTAAGTTGTTTTTGTCTGATGTACCTGAACTGATTAATCGTGGCAGTGCTATGGTTACTGGTGATCTTGGTTATACACGACAACAAAAGCGTACAGCTAATGAGTTTGTCAGTATGGCCTCCGCCAGCGGTGCTAAGTTTCCTGAGCTAGTTGCTGCTCAGATGATTCTTGAATCAGCTGGTGGTACTGCTTTGTCTGGTACTAACAACTTTTTTGGTATGAAAGCTACCTCAGCAGAGTCTTCTACAGCAAAACAAACAACAGAGTTCCGTGATGGTGTAGAGCGTGCTGAAGTGGCTAATTTTAAAAACTATGGTTCTCCTCAAGAATCCGTTGATGATCTTGTGAGCAAATGGTACAAAGATTATCCTGGTTATCAAGGTGTAAACAATGCTAATTCTTTAGAAGAAGCAGCAATGATGTTGCAACGACAAGGTTACGCAACTGATCCTGAGTACGCTCAGAAACTAATTCAAATCGCTAATAGACTTAGATGAAAGATCCCTCAGAATACTCTAACCTAGGTGAGGATTTTGTGTTGGATGAGCAAGAGCGCCAAGCCGAACTCTCTGATGAACAAATTAAAGAAATTCAACAGAGACTAGAAGCTCCTCAAGAGGAGACTACGGCGCTTGAGCAACAAGCCACACAAGCTGTTACGGCAGCACAACCTACACCACAGGTCAAGACTTCTGCACCTTCTACGGAAGGACCCTATCGAGATGCAGAAGGTAATGTCAATTTAGAACAGATCAGGAAAGAAGGTGGTGAACTAGACACAGCTGTTATTACTGGTCTTGCTGATTTTGCAGCTGATGCTGTTAATATTTTTCTGCCCGATGGTATCCCCCAGGTACCCAAAGCCACTAAATATGAAAACAAAGTAGCTTCAGCTGTTCGGAGCATTTCTTCTGTTCTTTTTCCTACCATGTTCGCTCAAGGACTTGGTATGGGTTTAGCATCAAAAGCACAAGCCGCTTCTATTAGCAGGTTAGGTGCTGCAAATAAAATTAACCAGCTAGGTAATACAGCTTTTATGAAGTTTGTTGGCTCTCGTGGTGTTGAAGCCGGTGCTTCAGTAGCTGTGGGTGCTATATCTTCTGAATATGAAGAGGACAACCTGGCTGGTCAACTTAAGCAAAGTTTCCCTGAAACGTTTGACTTTATCCCTGACAACTGGGCTACTCTTGCCGGAGATAGTCCTGACATTAAAAGGCAAAAAAGTATTAACGAAGATCTGGGCATGGGATTCATGATTCCTATGGTTGGCTTTGCCGGTAAATTTGTAAATGCTATTAGTGAAGTAAAAGACGTTTTTAAACGGGCACCTGTTATTGTTGGTGAAAGTGATCAGGCTGTAAAGTATCTTGCTGCTAACAAACCTAAACCTACCAGTGATGTACCTGAAGAGGCTTTGCTTGAATACCAAGCTAAGCAGGATGAGGCATTGGATGAACTCGGTTATTACAACGCAAGTAAAACAACTGATCCTAATATTCCTATTAAAGGTGTTCATGACTTGTATGAATTCCGTGAGACAGGCGTACGCACTGTAGATGACTTTGGTATTGTTGGGGCTAGTATTGACGCCGCACGTATTCAAGGTAACAAAGGTACTGTTTATGGTCGTCTTGGTAACTTTATCAGTGGCCCTGCTCTTAAGTATGGTGCAGAAACTCCTGGTGGTGTAGAGGAAATTACTATTGGTCTTACAAAACAACTCAAAGAAGCTGACCGTGTTGGCATGATTGCTGATGACTTTACTGTAACTGCAGATGAAGTAGCAACAGCTGGTGATAATCTTGTTCTAGAGTTGTTTGACCCGTCTGCAACTGTAGACGACATGCGTCGGATGCTTGACCCACAGATTGTTAAAAACGAGGCTGGTGTTGAGGTACTGACTCCAAGTGGTTACACTGATGCACTTAGCTCTATTAATACTCTAGTAAAAGAGTTCCAAGGCATGGATGTTGCTCGCGCTCAGGCTTATACTGCAACGTCTATGGCTGGTCAAATTTCTGACCTTGCTGAAGGTATGCGATTGAGTCGTGGTTCTATTTCTACTGAACAGGCTCAAGATCAAATCCTTGATAAGATTAACTTCCTGCAACAACTGGTTGGCTCTACTCGGTACTTTACTACTCAAAATAAAGCACTTTCTTCTATTGCACAGTCTGCCAGGAAACGTCTTCCTAAAAATCTTAAAGGGTTTATTAAAAGCCCTGAACAAATTGCTCAGGAAATTAAAGAAAATTATCCCACAGCACTCAGTCAGATTCAAACTGATAGTGAGATGTTTACCGAAAACTGGATGTGGTTGCAGGAGAACCGTCCTGACATCCTGGATTCATTCCTTGAGTTGTATGAACTGAGTGATGGTCGTATTAACACCATCGCTAAGATGAACGAGGACATCCTCAAGAGCTTTACTAACTTCCGTCCTATCTACGATCCTGATCCTGAGCAACCTAACATCATTGCACAGGCTGTAAGGTCTAATTATTTTAACAGTCTTTTGTCTGCACCAGGTACAGCTGCTAGAGCACTTTACGGTAACCTCAGTGGTCTTGTAGCAGAGCCTGTTACATACTTTGGGGGTGCACTACTTCGCAAGGATATGAAGGCATTACAGCGGGGCTGGATGGCTTACAGTGCAATCTTTGACACACAGAAGAAAGCACTGCCTTATGCTGGTCAGATGTTTATGAAAGCATCTCAAAACCCTAATGCTATTAAAGGTCAATCTCGTTTGGACCTTGTTATTAAACAAGAAACAAAGTTAGATCAATATCGTTATATTGCTGAACAAGAGGCTGAACGTGGTAGGCACGGTTTTAAGTTCCTTGTTAAACAATACGAGGAGATGCAAGCTATGGCTGCTGATCCTGTGTTCCGTCTTGTGCCTAACTTGTTCACTGGTTTTGATGCTTGGACTGGCGCTACCTTGGCTAACGCTCAAGCACGTTTCCGTGCTATGGATGAGCTAGAACGTCTTGGTGAAGCTGCTACACCTGCTAGAATCAAAGAACTTGCTACAGCTGAATACAACAGCATGTTTGATGCAAGCGGTATCATTCAAGATAAAGCTGTTAAATATAGTAATGCTGATATTGCACTTAACCTTGACACTGGCCTTAGTAAGCAAGTTGATGGTCTTTTGCAAACTCTACCTGGATTGACACCATTCCTCACGTTCCCGACAACGATGATGAATATGGTCAGAGTGGCGGATGATTATATTCCTGCACCTCTTAGGTCTTTCCAACAAGATGTTAATGATCTAGCATACACTTCTGTACAAACCTTTATGCAAAATCCTGAATCTATGGAGCGTATTTTAAGTGCTCGTGGATTTAAGATTGACCAAATGGATGAAATCGCCAAGATAAATGCTTTGGTTGATTTAAAGAATCGTACCCTGGGTCGTAAGGCTATTGGTACTTTCCTTACTTCTATGGTTATTGGTACAGTTCTTAAAGATAAACTGTTTGGTGACGGTTTGTTTAGTGTAACTGGTGATGGTTCTATTGACCGTCAACTTGACACAGCACGGCGTAAAAACAGTAACTTTAAACCACGTTCAGTTATCGGTCCTGATGGTACTCGGTTTGAGTATAATGAACTACTCGGTCCTGGTTTGAGTAACTGGGTTGCAGCTGTCGCTAATGTGGCTGATAACTTTGACATGCTTGGTGAAGCAGCTACTGAAAATGCATTTCCAAAACTTGCTTTTATTCTTGGCGCTGCTCTAACTGATGCGGCTGGTATTTCTTCACTTCGTTCTCTAGTTGAGGTTATGAGTGGTAATGAGTATGCTGCTAATCGTTGGGCTGCTGGTCAGATTAACTCTATTGGTCCTCTTGCTGGAATGCGTAATGAATTTGGTAGGATTCTTGACGGTGGTTTGAAAGATTTTAATAATAATATTATTGAGCAGCTGGCAAACCGCAACCAAATGATTGGCCTTATCGATCAGACCAACCGTTTGCCTACTGTCATTAGCCCTGTTACTGGTGAAGCCCCTAATAAATATAGCATGCTACAACGTGTCTACAACGCATATTCTCCTTTGAAAATCCATCCATCTATGACAAAGGAAGAGAAATTCTTGTATGATATTGAGTATGATGTATCTTCTGCATTTAAAAAACGTCAAGGCGTTGACTTGATGGCAGACGAACGTAATGCGTTGAATGCTGAGATGGGTACGATGGGTTTCTTTAGAAAAGAAATTAATCGTATTGCTAGAACAGCTGAAGCCCGTAATACTATTAAAGAGCTGAAGACTATGCGTCGTCAGTTTGTTGGTTCTGATGAAGTACCTATCGGTAAATATGATCAGATTCATATGATGCTGCGTCAAGCACAAAAGACTGCAGAAGAGCTGGCGTTTAATAATCTTTCACCTGAAATGCGCAACGCTATTGAACAGCGTATTATGCTGAAAAAAATTAATGATCGAAGGGCTGAACAAGGTATAGTCCCAATTCCAACTAATCGTTACTAATTAATTATGTCATCAGTATGCTCTGCCGTACAAACAATTAAATCTGGAAACGGATCTCAAACACAATTTTCGTTTGATTTTCCGTATGTTTTTAAAACTGAAGTTCACGTTTATTTTTGGAACGCTACAACTAAAGAATACGAAGAAATCCTAGCAGACGGTAAGCTATCTGATGATAGTTACTATGGCGGCGGTTCTACAGCTTATCCTTGGGAAATTCCATCCGCAAACCCTACACTTGTAGAATTTACAGGGGCTGCACCGCCAGCTCCTCCTGCAACTGATACTACTGCTAACGTTAAGATCAGACGGATTACAAACATTGATGATATTCAAGCGTTGTTTAATCCAGGATCAGCTATTAGATCTAATGATTTGAATAGTAATTTTGAACAGCTTCGATTTGCTATTCAAGAATCACTTTGCCCGGATCTAACTGAAGCTCAGCTTATTCAGTATCTACAAACGTATTATTGGAATAATTTTGAAGATACTGTTTATTCAACTGATAGTTGGACTAGCAGTGATACAAAGATTGCAACTACTGCTGCAATGGATGCTCGTTTTCAAGACGAAGCTGCTGAAACTATTACTAGCACTGAAACTTGGACAAGTAGTGATAATCATATTGCTACTACTGCAGCCCTTGACGCACGTTTTCAAGATGAAGTAAATGATACACTTACTAAGGCTGAATTAGCTGCTGCTAGCAACATAATGCCTGACAATGATGATGCAGTACCCACTACGGGCGTTGTTAAAGATTATGTTGATCACGTTGTTGAAACTGACATCCTAGTTGACAGCACTGGTCTTAATAAAACCGCTTCTTCCGGAGTGGTAACTATTGGTATTTCTGCTAATTCTGTTGACCTTGATCGGATTAAAAATGCTGATCAAGCTAAAACAGCTGATTATGCTAGCACCTGGGCTAATGATGACACTAAAATCGCCACTTTAGGTTCTCTTTCTGCACGGCATGATGTTGTCGTTAACACAAGTACAACCCCTCCTAGTACCAATCAAACTGGTAAGCAGTGGCTTAGCACTGCCCCTGGCAACCAAGTCCATAAGATTTATGATGGTACTGGCTGGCGTACTGTTGCTGTTGGTCAACCTTATAGCCCTGCAACTACAACTATTGTCCGTTATGTTGACACTACTAACGGTAGTGATGCTTCTGATGTAACTGGTTTTCTGCCTCAGGCACCATTGCAATCCATTGCCCGGGCTCTTGAGCTTATTAACGCATCTAGTAGTGGTGATGGTACTTTAATTAAGGTTGCACCTGGTGTGTATCAAGAGACATTACCACTGCGTATCAAGAAAAATAATATCTCTATTGTTGGTGAGTCCATGCGTAGTTGTTTTATACATCCTACGCTTGCGACTGAAAACAATGACATGTTTGAAGTTGATAGTGGCAGCTACATTGCCAACTTCACAATGTGCGGTCTAAAAGTTCCGACAGCAAATCAAGGTTCACGTAATAATAGCCTTGATAATGATGCAACGTATGGCTTGCCTAGCAACCAACCGTTTGCTGTCAGGTTCCGTACTGACACTGCTCCTGTCATTCTAAAGAGTCCGTACATCCAAAACTGCTCACACTTTAGTGATGCACATTTTGACAACGAAAACTTTGATCCTAATACCTTCCCGTCTACTGATAGCCAAACCTATAGTGCAGTAGCAGGTGACCAAAGTTCTGCACCTTGTGGCGGTGGTTTGCTGGTTGACGGTTCTGCTGTTAGTACTAGCAGCCCGATCCGAAGCATGGTCGTGGATGCATTTACTCAGATTACCCTTGATGGTCCTGGCATCCTTGTCACCAACAATGGTTATGCACAGCTAGTGTCGTTCTTCGGCACGTTTGCTCACTACCACGCTAAGGCTAAGAACGGTGGGCAAATTAACCTGTCTAACTGCGTTAGTGACTTTGGTCGTTATGGTTTGATTGCTGATGGTAAGAGCCCGTCTGCTATTGCTACTGCTACGGCAAATGCCGCTACCGCTGGTGCTACTACAATTACTATTGGTGCTATCACAACTGATAGTGGCTTTCACGGTACCGTAGTCCGTCCTTTGGATCACATGATGGTGACCATTGATGGTGTTGATTACGGTGTTGTAAGCAGCACTGCTAATGGTTCTGGTTGGGATGTTGTTTTGACTTCTGGTCTAACTTCTAACATTACTAACACAACTGTAAGCTTTGCGTTGCGTTCTTACATTAGTACTGGTGGACACACCTTTGAGTTTGTTGGTGTTGGTACTGACTACAGCAATCACCCTGATTTTGGTGGTGTGCCTATTGAAGCTAACCAAGTTGTTCAACTTAACGGCGGTAAGGTCTGGCAATCAAGTACTGATCACGTCGGTAAATTCAAAGCAGGTGATGTCCTTGTCGTTAATCAGGTAGCCGAAACTGTAGACCTTAAGGCTACGACTGTGACTGGTAACCTTGCTGTTACTGGTACTGTTGATGGGCGTGATGTCGCAGCTGACGGTACAAAATTAGACGGCATTGAAGCAGGAGCTACAGCTGACCAGACTGCTGCCGAGATCCGTACTCTTGTAGAGTCAGCTACTGATAGTAATGTCTTTACAGATGCCGACCATACCAAGCTAAACGGTATTGAGACTGGTGCTACAGCTGACCAAACTTCTGCAGAAATTAAAACTGCTTACGAAAGTAATTCTGATACCAACGCATTTACTGATGCTGATCACACCAAACTAGATGGCATTGAGACTGGTGCTGAAGTAGGTGATGCTGATCTGGATACTACTCAAACCTTTACAAAAGCACAACGTGGTTCAGTTGGTACACTAACTGATGGTGCAACAATTACTGCTGATTTTGCAGGAAACAATAACTTTACTGTAACTCTTGGTGGTAACCGTACACTTGCTAACCCTTCTAACCTTACAGCAGGTCAAAGTGGTGTAATTGTCATTAATCAAGACGGTACCGGTAATAGAACATTGAGCTATGGAACGTATTGGAAATTTGCTGGTGGAACAGATCCAACGCTTTCTACTGGTGCAAATGACATGGACGTATTAAGTTATTATGTTGTTTCAAGTACTGTGATTGTTGCTTCTTTAGGAGCTGATTTCTCATGAGTGTTCTTAGTAATGGTTTTGTACTTGCTCTTGGTACTACTGCAACCGGTGATGGTAGCACCTTTACTGTTACCTACGCAGGAATAGGCGGTGGCGGCGGAGCTACTGGCGGCGGTTTTGGTGATGCTGGCGGCGGTGGAGGTGGCGCTATTACTCAATCCAGCCGTTCAGTTACCGCTGGTGATACTTGGACAGTTACTGTTGGTGCAGGCGGTGCAGGCGTTTCTACCAGTAGTGGTAATAACGGTAGTTTTTCACGGCTAGTTTTTCCCGGTACAGTAATTCAGACTTTTGACCCAGGTGATGGGGCTTCTGCGGCAACCGGTGGAGATTCCGGTTCAGGTAATTCTGGCGGCACCGGCAACATTGTCGCTGGTGGCGGTGGCGGTGGTGATAGTGCTGCTGGTGTTTCTCAAGATAGCAATAACGCTGGTAACGGCGGTGCCGGCACTTCAGTCACATTGCTAGGACTGCCATGTGGTGCAGGTGGCGGTGGCGGCGCTTATTTTGCTAATGGCTCTGCCGATTCTACCCGTCAAGGCTTAGGTGGTGATGCATCTGCGGGTAATGGCGCTGAAGCTACTCTTAGCCAAGCTGCAACCTCTGCTCCAGCCAATCGTGGTGGCGGTGGTGGCGGCGGAACTAGTGGCTACGGCGGTGCTTCAGGTGGATCTGGTCGCGTCATTCTTCGTTACCCTGACTCAAATCCTGCTGCTTCTTCAACTACTGGAAGCCCAACTATCACTGTAAGTGGTGGTTACCGAACCTATGATTTTACAGGCTCTGGGAGTATTACATTCTAATGGCACATTTTGCACGCATTGAAAATAACATAGTAACTGAAATTATTACTGTACATAATAATGTACTGTTAGACGAAAACGGCAATGAGCAAGAATCTTTAGGAATTGATTTTTGCCAAACTCTGTATGGGGACGATACTAATTGGCGGCAAACATCTTATAACGGCAATTTCCGTAAAAATTTTGCGGCAGTAGGCTACAAATATGATACGGCTCGCCATGCATTTATCGCCCCAAAACCTTTTGATAGTTGGGTTTTAAACGACACTACGTGTTGTTGGGATCCTCCTACACCATACCCAGGAGATGAAGATACCTACTATAGATGGGATGAATCTACAACTTCCTGGGTTCAAATAAACTAACTACAATTTTACATAATTATGTTTGTTATTATCCGTCCAATTCTTTTTCAATTTATTCAATCTGAAAAAGTCAAACGTATGATTGTTGACCTTCTTCGTGCTTTGGCAGAAAAAAGTGACAACACTGTTGATGACCAAGCCGTTGATTTCATTGAGCGTGGTTTATTTGGTGACACCTAATGGACTTTCCGGAGTTTCCAGAGTTGCCAGAGTTTCCATCTCTAATGCTTCCAGATGCTCCTGTATTGCCTGAACCGGTACTGGAGGTACCAAGAGGACAAGTACCTAGTTACAAACCCCTTGTAGTACCTCCTAGCGACCTTAGAGCACCTCCTGGTGTTAAAGGTGAGACTGGTAATGAAGATCCAAAGCCAGAACCTAAGATACCGAAAATAAAATTACCCTCTGATATACGACAAGTAGAGATACCTTTTACTGATGTAGAAGTACCTTTACCGTCAAACGAAATACTTGTAACGGCTGGCACTACTGCGGTCGTTTCTGTTGCAGCCACTCTTTCAGCAACAGCAGTCTTTAAATGGACTGTAACTGCAATGAAACCCATACTGAAAACAGCATGGAACAAATTGACAAAAAAGAAGGAACAAAAGGTTTCTTAGATAAAGTAAAAGAAAATACTGAGGATGAATTACAAATTCTTGGTACCTTTGTCCGCCTAGGTGTCGTTATTTGGAGTGGTTTTATTATCACCCTTAATTACGTCGATCTTCCTATGATTAAAAAGGGGCAAAGTGGTGGCGATATAACCTTCGTTGCTAGCGTCTTTACAGGCGCTTTGGCTACGTTTGGTTTAACCACATCAAATAATAAAACTAATCCTAAATCTCCTGATCCTAAAAAGAAAGAAGAATGAACCGACTACTGATTTTGTTGTTTTTTGCTACACCAGCGGCTGCACAAATTGAACCTAATTTTACACAAGGTTCAATGCAACAAACAATCAACACTACCCAAACCATTAACGAACAGGTAGTTACCGAAATTTACGGAGGTGATTACTCATACTATTCTGGAAGCAACGTCACTCCAAGTGGCAACATCACAGATCCAAACACAACGTTTTCAGTGACCAACGCGGGTCAACAATTTCACGTCGAACAGGTGACTCGTGCAGCCGGTTTGATCGAGACAACAACCATCGACCGCGACATCGTCACAACTTCTACTACTACATCCTTGTCGGTCTTCTCTCAGTAAACCCAGCGTTTGCCGAAAGTGAAACACCTGAAGTACAAAACCAAAGTAATCCAGTTGCAGCAGCAACAGGTAATGTTGTTAATCAAAATGTAAACATGCAAAATTCTGGTGCACCTTCGCGTCAGTTTTTCGCTGCTAACAGTAACTGCAACGGAGCTACTGCACAAGTAACACCTTTCTACATGGGCAACGATACTGTCCCTATGGAGTCACAGGGTTACGTGCGTAATAACAACTGGGGGATGCAAGTAAGTCTAAGTATTCCATTAGATGGAAGCATGGTAGAGCTTTGTAAAAGCATAGCTCGTAAACACGAACAAAAAATAAGGCTTGATTATGAGCTTGTTCGTGCACTTAAATGTACTGAAATTATGAAATCTGGGTTTACATTTAGACCCGGCTCACGTGTTGAAGTACTCTGCCACGATATTGTACCTATTGTATCTTTAACTAATGATCGAAGCTCTAGTCAGCATATCGTTAGCGGCGATAGCCGGGGGAGCAGCACTAAACACTAGACTGCACAACCGAATAAATAGTGTTCATGAACGTATTAGTGCATTAGACCGACGACTTGATAACATAGAGCTGACTGTTGCTTCTGATTATGTTAAAAAAAAGGAACTATCTGAGTTACTTAGTCGTATGGAAGATCACATGGTGCGTATTGAAAACAAATTAGACCAAATTGTACTAAGAAATGGCTAAGAAAAAAGCTACAGAAGATCAGTTTAACGAGCTGCATAACTTAGTCACTAAAGAGTTCCTTGCCCGTATTAAATCGGGTGAGGCTACTACTCAAGATCTAAAGGCAGCTTGTGACTGGCTCAAAACAAATGACATCAGTGGTGTCGCCTTGGAAGGTAACCCGCTGTCTAAATTGGCAGCGGTTATGCCGCAGGTAGACCCTGAGCTTGTACAACGGAGGCTGCATGGCTCGAACGTCTAAATATAGTGGTGCTAAATACGCTAACGGTAACTATAAGTCGTATCAAAAAAAGTACGACGCATCTAAACTGCAGATTAAGAAACGATCTGCACTGAATAAAGAAAACAGAAAACGGGGAACTTATGGTAATGGTGACGGTAAAGATGTATCACACAGAAAGAGTGGTAAAACATTCCTTGAAAAAGCATCTAAAAACCGAGCACGTAAAGGCCGAGCATGACCCCGTTACTTCCAACTCCT